CAGGAAGAGTGGGACATTAGGCTTGCTGCCGAATCTGATCTGGCTACTTTTATTCGTCTAATTGCTCCCTACAACATGATGGGCGGCGTACACGAAGAACTGTGTGCTTGGTGGACTAGGGAAGATGCTCTATCGCATCAACTGACCCTGCTTCCTCGTGACCACGGCAAAAGCCGCTACATTGCTTTTAGGGTTGCTTGGTACATTACACGAAACCCTGATTGTCGTATTCTTTACATTTCGTCTACAGCAAACCTTGCTGAAAAACAATTAGGCTCTATCAAACAGATCCTGACTTCTCGTAAGTATCGCAAGTACTGGCCTGAAATGATACACCCCGAAGAGGGGAAACGAGAAAAGTGGACAGGATCTGAGATTTGTGTTGACCACCCTAAACGTAAAGAAGAAGGGGTTCGGGACCCTACAGTCTTTACTGCTGGCTTGACTACCGGCATTACGGGTATGCACTGTGACGTTGCTGTTTTGGACGATATTGTTGTTCAGGAAAACGCCTACACAGAAGAAGGTCGCCGTAAGGTCCACTCTCAATTCTCTCTTCTGTCTTCTATTGAGGGAGCCGATGGAGAAGAGTGGGTAGTTGGTACTCGTTACCACCCTCTTGACCTTTATGGTGAAATGCAAAAGATTGAAGAAGACCTCTATGATACTGCAGGCTATGTTATTGGTAGCCAGCCCGTCTATGAGGTCTTTGAGCGTAAGGTAGAGGACGAAGGCGACGGCACTGGAGAGTTTATCTGGCCCCGTCAAATGAGACCTGATGGTAAGTGGTTTGGATTTAATCGAGAGATCCTAGCCCGTAAAAGAGCCAAGTATCTAGACAAGACACAGTTCTACGCTCAGTACTACAATGATCCTAACTCTGGAGAAGAGGGCGGCATCTCTAGAAACCACTTTCAATACTACAACAAAGACGATCTTAAATTCACCAGAGGACGCTGGCACCACCAATACAACGCCCTTAACGTTGTTGCTGCTATTGACCTTTCGTATAGTGTAGGCAAAAGAAGTGACTACACCAGCATTGTTGTTCTTGGTGTTGATGCTGACAGGTTTTACTACGTTCTTGAAGTAGATCGGTTCAAGACAGAAAGTATTAGAGAGTACTACAAACACATTCTTGAACTGCACAAGAAGTGGGAGTTCAATAAACTTATTGCAGAAACAACAGCAGCTCAACAAGCAATTGTCAGAGAACTAAAACAAGAGTACCTTCAACCCAATGGCGTTAGGCTTTCTATCGAAGAAGTTAAACCAACCCGTCATCAGGGAACCAAGGAAGAACGTTTATCCGCTGTTCTTGAGCCTGTCTACACCAATAACGCGGTTTTCCACTATAGAGGCGGTAATTGCCAAGTTCTTGAAGATGAGCTTATAATGCAGTTTCCTCCTCACGATGACTGCAAAGATGCCCTAGCAAATGCAATTGACAAAATTGTCCCGCCCTCAAACATGAAGAGTCGTAGAGACACTGAAAGTAGAGGTAATGTTATTTTCCACAAACGGTTTGGAGGCGTAGTAGCCTAAGTCATGAGTCGTCGCACAGCTTTATCTTTTGAAGATTTCTTTGATCCTGATCGTCTTGCCAGTGATATTAGTAACAAGTATTGGCATTGGGAATCAAGACGAAACTCTTGGTTGTCTCTGACCAAAGAGTCACGGGATTATATTTTTGCTACGGACACCCGTACAACAACAAGTGGGGGGCTTGGGTGGAAAAACTCAACTCACCTTCCTAAACTCTGTCAGATTAGGGACAACCTTCACGCCAACTATATGGCTGCAGTGTTTCCTAATGATCGCGCCATTACGTTTGAAAGTGATGACCCTCAAGCTTTTGATGTCTCAACCCGTACCGCAGTAGAAGCTTATATGCGGAACAAACTCAACATAGGAGGTTTCCGCACAGAAGTCCAAAAGTGTATTCTTGATTGGATTGACTATGGTAATTGTTTTGCTATGGTCGATTTTGTTAACGAAACTAGAGAGCTTGACGGGGAGCAGATCCAAGGATTTCGGGGTCCGCAAATGAAGAGGATCAGTCCTCTTGATATTGTGTTTGATCCTACCTCTACAGAGTTTGAGCGCACCCCTAAAATTATTCGTGAGTTGACAAGAATTAGTGACCTTGCCTTGGTTCTTGAAGACTATCCTGAGATGGGATACCTGCAGGAAGTCTTTAGCCAAGTTCTCAGAGCACGAGATAAATTCCTTGGTTCTAATGTAGGCAAAGGGATGGATGTAAAGAAAAACGCAGCCTATCAAGCTGACGGTTTTAGTTCCTTTACTGATTACTTTGAGTCTGACTACATTGAACTGCTGCACTTCTACGGAGACATTTACGACAGGAAAACAGAGCAGCTTCTCCGTAATCAACACATTGTAATTGCGGATAGAGCCTATGTCATACGTCAATCAACTCATCCTACTTGGAAAGGCACACCACCCATTTTTCATGCCGGATGGCGTGTTCGCCCAGACAATCTTTACGCTATGGGGCCTCTCGACAATCTCATTGGGCTTCAATACCGCATAGACCATTTGGAAAATGCTAAGGCAGATGCCTTGGATATGATTGTTCATCCGGTCCTCAAAATTCGAGGATTTGTAGAAGACTTTGATTACGGACCTAATGAACGCATCTATGTAGGCGATGAGGGCGATGTTCAGTTTATGAGCCCTGATGCTACAGTCCTGTCTCTCAATACTGAGATTGCTTCAGCTATGCAGATTATGGAGGAAATGGCAGGAGCTCCTAGGCAAGCAATGGGGCTTCGTACTCCCGGTGAAAAAACTAAGTTTGAAGTACAGGTTCTTGAAAACGGAGCCAACAGGGTTTTCCTAAATAAGACAACCCACTTTGAAATTATTTTTCTTGAGCCAATCCTTAATTCAATGCTAGAGATTGCACGACGCAACTTTGGCTCTGCAGAAAATATCCGCATTGAGGATCAGGACTTTAACTTCCAAAAGTTTATTAGTGTTACTCGTAATGACCTAACGGCTAATGGCAACCTTCGTGCTATTGGAGCTCGGCGGTTTGCAAACAAAGCAAACATCTTGCAAAACCTTGTACAGTTTAGCAACACGGCTATTGGGCAAGACCCAGAGATCAGACAACACATGTCGTCATTTAAACTGGCTAAACTTGCAGAAGAGCTTCTGGAAATTGGCGAGTACAAGATTGTTGAACGGAATGTTCGTATTGGTGAACGTACTGAAGGCGCACAGCTTGAAGGCACGGCACAGGATATGATCTTAGGACAAATGGCAGGACGAGGCGCTGGTGGACCGGGACCGCAATAAAAACATTGATAGCAGATGGACGCAAGGTCTATCTAAAGAACAATCTGATCTTATTAAGAAACTCGTCAACTCAAATAATTTAGTTCTTGACAAGTTGCGTCAGATATGTTATAATAGAAGTGTAGAGTTAAAGAAGAAACTAGTTTCTGAGTCTAACTTCTCTGAACCTAATTGGGCAGTGCATCAAGCTTATGTAACTGGTCAAATTCAGGATATAGAATGGATTCTCTCTCTACTTCCTGAATAGTAACATCAATAGGACAGGACCAAATGTCTGATATTTTTAACGAAGACTCCGCGACCCCGGAACTTCCATTTAGCGATCCAAACGCAGTAACTCTTGAAGACCTCGTTGGTGAGGGCAAGAAATACAAAACAAGTGAGGATCTTGCTAAAGCCATTGCTCATGCTAATAATCATATTAAACAGCTTGAGCAAGACACTGCAACCCTTAAGTCTGAACTTCAGCAGAGGGTTTCGGTAGAAGACGCAATTAAACAACTTACGTCACGAAACGAACAACCAACCAATAGTGAACCGGCCTACCAGCCGCCTTCTGAGGCACTTGTTCAGACAGAAAGCAACTCAAGCGCGTCGATTACTTTGGAGGATGTAAAACGCCTTCTCCAAGAAGATAAGCAACAAACCTACGCAGAACAGAACCTGACCAAGGCAATTAATAAAGTCGTTGAGTTTGCTGGTGGATCTGAAAACGCTAAGTCTTTCTTAGCAAGCAAGGCAAATGAACTTGGAACTTCTGTTTCTCGTCTCAAGGATCTTGCACAAGAAACTCCAGACGCTTTCTTAAAACTCCTAGATATTTCTGGAAAGCAAGCTTCTACAGGCTCCGTACCAACTTATCGACCTGAAAAAGTTGACAGGGCTCCCGATCCTAACCGTCTTGAAACTAAGGCGGACTTCGACGAGCTCCGTAGAACAAACAGATCGCGGTATATGAGTCCTGATGTTCAGCGTAAGTTGATGGAAGTTCGCATGAAAGAATTATCAAACCGATAGTAATCAACTAACTTAACCACACGAAAGGACTGTATTATCATGTCTATGACGACTGCTAATACCAGTGTCCTCATTCGTTCTGAGATCTTTTCTACTGAACTTAAGGACGTCCTCGAAGAAGATTTGATGGCGCGTCAGTATGTTCGGTGGATCACAGAGTTCACCGATGGCGATCAGTTCACGATCCCCTCTATTGGTGATATCGAAGCTCGGGACTACCAAGAAGACACTGCAATTCAATACGATGCCATTGATACTGGTGAGTTCAACTTCACGATCACCGAATACGTATCTTCGGCTACCTACATCACCAAGAAGGCTCGTCAAGACCTTTTCTACGCATCTGAGTTGGAAAGCTCTTTTGTTCCGAAAATGTCTCGGGCAATCGCTGAAGACCTTGAGGCCCACATCTTCAAAGAAGGCCAGCCTCGCGCAGGAGACCCTGCAGGTTATCAGGATGCCGGTGCTCTGAACAACATCAACGGTGCAGCTCACCGCTGGGTTGGTATGGACACTGCTAACTCCAACCGCACTATCGGTCCCAAGGACTTTGCTCGTGCGAAGTATGCACTTCGTAAGGCCAACGTTCCCATGACCAATCTGGTTGCGATTGTTGATCCTTCTGTTGCTTACCACATTGAGACCCAAACGGGTCTGTCCGACACCACCTACAACCCTGACTTCCGTGGTGTCATTGAGACTGGTCTGACAACTGGTATGCGTTTCATCCGTAACATCTACGGCTTTGACGTATACGAGTCTCAGTTCCTGCCTCTGTGTGGTGACGACCAAGCTGGGACCTCTGAAACCATTGACAGTGTTGCTTCCGGTGCTAACGCCGTATGTAACCTGTTCTTCAGCATGGACCCAACTGTTGTTCCCTTCATCGGCGCATGGCGGCAAATGCCAGAAGTTGATGGCGAGTACAACAAAGACTTCCAGCGTGAAGAGTACGTTACGACTGCTCGGTACGGTACGAAAATCTACCGTCCTGAAAACCTCGTCACGGTTCTCACATCAACTGACGTCATTGTCTAAAGAAAGGAGACCTAATTATGGGTAGATGGTATAATGCCGATGGTCTCGAAGTTCGTTACGGACGGGACAATGCTCGTGAATTTAACCAACCAAAAGTTCTGAAGACTTTCGGCAATCAGGGCGTTATTACCCTGCCGTTTGATCTGACGAAGCTTGCCGCTGGTGTAACGAGCTTTGATACTGACCGTGACAATGACGGGACCCTTGACGGTTTCAATGATGGTTCGATCTTTATTCCTGATCAGGCCCACATTGAGTCTGCTGTCATTTACATGACGGACACGGCTGCTGCTGGTGGTACTTCTGTCTCTGCTGGGCTTTATCAGCAGAACGGTACTGCAATCGACGCAGATGGTCTTGTGACTGCCGCTAATGGCGCTACTGCTAATCTCTCGGCTAACGCCAAGGTGGCTGGCTCTGGTGCTGACGTGGCGACTTCTGTTACTGAGAAAGCCTATCCGGCTATCACGGTAGCAGGCACCTTCACTGCCGGTGTTGGTGTTCTGGAGATTAAATACACTCTCCACAAGTCTGTCTAATTAACTTAAAGGACCCCTAGGTATAGTACAATTGTGTCTATACTTAGGGGTTTTTTGTTACAAGAAAAGCACTGAAATATGCAACTTATCGGATCACAAGGTTCTATCAGTACAGTGTCTGTAGCAGCAACAGCTACGGCCCTTACAACTGTAGATAACCGTAAATATGTAATTATTCAGAATGACTCCGGGTCTGACGTCTTTATTGGATTGACACAGACAAGTGGAGATCTTTCTACTTCTGTGTACACAGTTAAGCTGGCGACTGCTTCAACCTACGAAGTACCGGGCATCTACACTGGCCCAATCTACGCCCTTGTCTCCTCTGGCACAGCAGATGTAAATGTTACGGTACTTAGCTAAATATTGGCTTCTTGATATTAAGCACTCCCCTTGGGGGAAAAAGGCTCGGCGTCTTGCTGGGAGCCTACTAGCTAAATTTGGTTTAAATTTTGAAGATGAGTCCTATCGTGTTGATGGGGCTCAAAGTGATTTTGCTGCTTCACTAACACACTCAGCCAGCACGAACGCGACGATGACGAGCGGGTATGGGCCGGAGCGTGATACGAATGGTGGGTTTGATACAACATCAGATTGGACTTTAGATAATGGGTCAATAACTGCGGGTGAATATGTTGGCCCCTCTTCTGGCGTTCAAGGGGTTCAACAAAATAGCACCATACCGCTTGGGTCCAAAACATATCTTGTTGAATTTGATGCTTATGTTGAATCAAGTGTTACTACAGTATATTTGCGTTTAGGTTCAGCAGTTGCTAACGCCGCATCGTGGACTGTTGGAACGGTTCCTCAAACTTACAGTGCAACCGTTGTTGCTGCTGGAGCAAACGATCTTATTTACCTTCTTGCTGGCAATGCTATTAACCTTCATCTCGACAACATCTCCGTCCGCGAGATGCCAGCGATTAAGTGGCGACCGCATAATTTGCTGGCGTATAGTGAGGATTTTACGCAGTGGATTGGAGGTAACTTTGTAACGGCAAATCAAGTTGTTGCCCCAGACGGTAATTTGTCTGGAGACTTAATAACATATACAGGAGCAAATGAGCTTGTTCGGCGTTCTGCGGACTCTGCTGCAATAGTTGGCGCTACCTATACGGCAAAAGTTTGGCTTAAGGCGGGAACTTCTTCAACACTAGATTTGGTCATCCTTTTTTCTGGCGGCGGACTTGGCATAAAAACTGAAGTCTTCACGCTTACAAACGACTGGCAACTTTTCTCAATTACTCAAACAGTGCCTTCGGGAACTCCAGACTACCCAAGGCTTAGGCTGCAAAGCAACGAGTCTGGCACAATTTACGCTTGGGGCGCACACATCTACCGCTCCGATCTGGGCGGCATGGTAGACAACCCCGACCGTGGAGACAGCTACGTTCCAACCACCTCCTCACCTGTCTACCTCCCCCGCCGTGGCCACCACATCTACAATGGCTACGAGTGGGTCAATGAGGGGATGCTGCATGAGAGTGAGGCGCGGACTAATTTGCTCACGTATTCGGAAGATTTCACTGATGCGAGTTGGGCCACAGCTTCCGTAGCAGTTTCTGTTTTGGCAAATGATGCTTTATCGCCTGATGGAAATAATAACGCCACAAAAATAACGTCAACAGGCTCCACTTCTTACTTTGGAAAACCTGTCACAAGTGGCGTTTCTTCGTTCACGGTTCGTCTTAAATATATTGACAATCAGTGGGTTGTTCTCAACTTCGGCGGTGGTGCTGCCACGGCAGTCTGGTTTGATGTGCAGAATGGGTTAATCGGGACAGAAACTTCTGGTTATTCAGGCTCAATAGTTGATATAGGCGGCGGCTGGTGGGAATGCACTATTGTCGGGGATAATGTAAATAATAGTGCCTTTGTATGGATTGCTGTAAATGCTGATGGAAGCCTATCAGGAACCAGTGGAAAATCTTGCCACATCTACGGCGCTCAACTCGAAGCCGGATCAACCCCCTCCTCCTACATCCCCACATCTGGCGCTACAGTTACCCGCGCTGCCGAAAGCCTGA